ATGAGCAAAGAGATTGGTGAACGCGTTTTTTCGGTTCGTACAAACGCGGGACTGAACCAGAGAGACTTCGCTACTCAGCTAGGAACATCCAGCGGCGGGATAAGCCAAATAGAGTCCGGAAAAACCATGCCGGGCGGGGATTTCCTGCTACGTCTCCACGAAAAATTTGGCGTGGATGTGACATGGTTGCTCACCGGCCAACGCCTCTTGGCCGAGCATCGCATCCCCTTGGGCGCACTTACGGCGGGTATCCCGGCCTCGCTGCTGTCGGCAGCGCCTGCCGCCTGCCCGCCGCCTGCGCCCGCCTTGAGCACGGACGAAGCCGAACTGCTGTCCGACTACCGTGAAAGCCACCCCGTGGTCCAGCGTTCGATCAAGACATTACTTCGGGAAGCGGCGTCATCTTCGGGTGGTGGCGTAGCGTCCGCGCCCCGCCGCCGCAAGCGCGCGTGATGCGGACGGGCCGCGCGGCGATTCTGGCGACTAGCCGACTGGCAGCATCAGCAACACATGCGCACCCGCCTTCACGTCGTCGGCGGACGGGGTGATTGAGGTCTTTCGTCCCCCGCCGCGCCTGTTCGCGGCGGGGTGTTTTTCAACCGGAGAGGGGAATACAAGATGAGTGATGTGTTTTGGGCGGCGCTGATTGGTGCGGGTTCGGCGGTGCTGTCGGCGTGGCTGACCAATCGGTTCAATGCCCGAGAAACAGCCAGGCAAATAACGCACTCAGAGCGCCAAGCCCGATTGCAATGGGAATGGTCTGAAGCCAGAAGGAAAGCCGAGGAAGCCAGGGACGACGCACTGCGTAAAGAGGAACGTCGGGCCTTCCGGTTACGGGAGTTCTGGGCACATGTGCTGACCAGTGAGGTGGTGATGGTGAAGTGGCTGGACTGGATTGACCGGGGGCGTACTGGCCCGTCGCCTGATGCGTCCGCCGAGGCGATGCCGACGTTTCCTGCGCTGCATGCCAATGCCGTTGCGCTGCTTGAATTAACGGATGTGTATCCATTGGCGCGGGATTTTTTCCGAGCCACAGTAAAGTTGGAGGATGCCTTGTTTGCGGGCGGGACGGTGTTTGACGTGGCGCGTAAGCGATGGGACCGGGCATATCTTGACCTCGAACGGAAGGTGGGTGACTTGACGGGCGCGGTTGGCACGCCCGGGGCGCTACTTGATGAGGAACCAGTAGATGCCCGCAAAATTCAGCACCCCCCACAGCAGTGAGAAGGGGACGGTGAACGACCAGAAGTTGTGCGGCCAGAGCGGGCGGCGCGGATTGTCGTGAACCAGCATGTCCAGATATTCATTGGTGGCGACGTGGGCAGCGGCGTCGATGGCCTCCTTGATGCGTTCGAGCCGGTCAAGATAGAGCTGCCTGGCGTGCGCCAATGCGGCGGACTCGTGCGTGGCGGTCTGGGTTTCGGGACCACCTGCGGGGCTGTCATGGGGTTGATGCGGCATAGGGCACCTGATGTTGTCGGATGTGGGTGCGCTCATGGTGCGAGGGGCCGGTTTTGGTGTCGTCTAATGCAGGTTAAAAAAGGGGATTCGTTCCCTTCGGCGCGTTTTTAAACTGCATTAAAGGACTTTTGCGGTTGAGCCTGCAAGCATGTGGCCCTGTGTTGATTCCAGGGCCGTTTGCCGTGACAGTTGAGCCAAACCTGCGCTTGCCCAGGGGCATCCGCAACCATAATCCGGGGAATATCGAGCGGGACGGGACGCGCTGGCAAGGGATGGCGCGCGAGCAGTCCGATGCGCGCTTTGTGGTGTTTTCCGAGGCAAAGTGGGGCATCCGGGCGATTGCGCGGATTCTCATCACGTATCAGGACAGGCGGCGCGCCGTGGATGGCAGCCGGATTGATACGGTGCGCAAATTTATCAGCCGCTGGGCACCGCCGAGCGAGAATGACACTGACGCTTACGCGCGCACGGTGGCGCGGGCGCTGGGTGTGGGGGCGGATGATGCGGGGATTGACGTGTATGACTTTGACACCATGCTGGGGTTGGTACGGGCAATCATCCGCTATGAGAATGGCAATCCCAACGCGGCGGGCAATTGGTATCCCGCTGACACCTACGCCGCCGGGCTGCGGCTGGCGGGGATAGAGCAGCGGGCGGTGCATGGGCCGGTTCCCGGCATGGGAGGGGGCGATGAACTTCCGTTTTGACAAGTCCCTGAAGGTCTGGCCGCGCCTGTGGTCGGTACGCTTTGCCTTGGCCGCAGCCGTTGTGACCGGCCTGCAACAGGTGCTGCCGTTATGGCAGCCGGTGCTGGCGGAGGTGCCGTATGCGGCGCTTTCGACCGCGCTGGCGTTGTTGGCGGCGGTGGCACGGGTGGTGCACCAACCGCAGGCGCAGGCGCGGCTGGATGGGGGAGCAGCATGAAATGGCTGTCTCCAACGTCTCTGCTGGCGCTGGCGGTGATCGGGTTCACCGTGAGCGGGTTTACGGCGGGCTGGACGGTACGCAGCCAGTGGGGGCAGCGCGAGCGGGCGCGGGACGAGATTGCCTATATGCAGGCATTGGCCGATGCGGTGCGCAATGCCCGCGCGATTGAACAGACTTTGACCGCCCGCATGGCGGAAATCGGAGCCGAACATGAGCAAGAACAACGGGCCGCTGTGGCGGTGGAAGCGGCTGTGCTGGCCGATTTGCGCGCTGGCGCTGTGCAGTTGCGCCGGGAATGGGGGCGTTGTGAGACCGCCCGTGTGTCCGGTGTTGCCGCCACCACCGCCGAGCGTGATGCAGCCAGGGCAGAGCGAGATGCGCTTGCGGCGGCTGTTGTTCGGGTTGGACATGATGCCGACCGACAGCTCGCCGCCTGTCAGGCCGTTATCCGGGCTTACCACCAGCAAGACAGCGCGAGTGCCAGCACCCTCACCCCCGGCCCCTCTCCCATAAATGGGAGAGGGGAGCAAAGACAAGGGCGATGAGCGATGAATTTTGACGAGTTGAATTTCGGGTTTGAGACGGTGCGCTGGCTGGTGGTCTCGGCCATTGGCGTGTATGCGTGGTTTATCGGGCGGCAGTCGGCCAGTGCCAAGGAATTGCTGGAACTGCGCACGCGGATTACCAAGTTGGAGGCGGAGATGAAGCAGATTCCCACACAGTCGGAGCTGCACGAGTTGGCGCTGAAGTTTGAGCGGCTGGACAGTTCGGTCAAGGCGCTGGACCGGCATGTTGAGACCCTGGGGGCGACGGTGGTGCGGATTGAAGAGTGGCTCTTGAATAAAGGGGCGCAGAAGTGAGCCGGAATACGAACTACGCGGAGTATGTGCTGGAAGACCAGCGCCTGTGCGTGCTGCGGCTGCTGTCGGATTTGCCGGGATACACGAGCAATTCCAGTGCATTGCACTCGGCCTTGAAGGCGTGGGGCCACGCGCTGCCGCGCGGGGAGGTGGTGCGGCAACTGCACTGGTTGTCAGAACGGGCGCTGATTGAAGTAGAGACGATCACCGCCGATGTGCTGGTGGTGCGGCTGCTGGATCGCGGGCTGGATGTGGCCAATGGCCTTGTGCGCCATCCGGGCATCAAACCTGCGCGCCCGAAGGCGGTCTGAGATGGGCCGCAAGTCCAAGGTGAGCAAGCTGCCCGCCGATGTCAAGGCGCATATCCAGAAGCTGCTGCGCGAAGACCGGCTGACGCTGGATGCGATGCTGGCCGAACTGCGGGCGCGGTTTCCGCAACACCTGGGCGAGCTGCCGAGCCGGGCCGGATTGGGGCGCTACCACAAGCTCTATGACGAAGTATCGAAGAGCCAGAAAAACATCCAGACCGCCGCGCAGATGCTGGTCGCCGAGTTGGGCGAGGATTTTGACGACAAATCCGGCGCGCTGCTCTCGCAGGCAGTGACCACGCTCGCCATCAACGCGGTCGATAACGCGCTGGGTGAAGGCAATACGGATGTCAAAGACATTCAGGCATTGGCGCGGGCGGCCAGAAGCGTGCAGGAAGTGCGCAAGCTGAATCTGAACGAGCGCCAGGCGATTGCCAGAGAAGCGCGCGAAGCGCTGCTGCGCGAGCAGTCGGCGCGGGTGGATGCGGCGGTGAAGTCCGGCGGTCTGACGGCGGCGCGGGCGGCGTTTGTGCGCGAGTTTATCGGGGGGAGCGGGCATGCGTGAGGCGGCGGACACGCGGCGGATTGTGCGCGTGGAAGAACTCCCGGCCAGCGCGCAGGCGGTCAAGGCCGATGTCGGGCTGTTTGACGGCGGTGTGCTGATGGGCCATCAAATCGCGTGGCTGCAACTTAAAGCACAGATCAAGCTGGCCGAGAAGGGCCGCCGAACCGGCATCACCTTTGCCGAAGCGCTGGACTCGACCATCACCGCCGCCAGTCAAAAGAGCGCGGGCGGGATGGACGTGTTCTACATGGGAGACACGAAAGAGAAGGGCCTGGAGTTTATCGGTTACTGCGCCCGGTTTTCGCGCGTGCTGATGGCCGCGCAGACCGGCGATGACGTGTCGCAGGTCGAGGAGTTCCTGTTCGATGACCAGGACGAATCAGGCAATACCCGGCAGATACAGGCGTACCGGATACGCTATGCGTCCGGGTTCAAGATTGTGGCGCTGTCCAGCAACCCGGCCAATATTCGCGGGTTGCAAGGCAAGGTGATTATTGACGAGGCGGCGTTTCACAAGGACGTTGCCAAGGTGCTGGATGCGGCCACGGCGCTCTTGATCTGGGGCGGGCGGATCGTCATCATCAGCACCCATAACGGGAAATCAAACGCCTTCAACCAGATGGCGAATGACATCCGCGAGGGCCGCTATGGGGACGATGCCAAGGTCATGCGCATCACCTTTGATGACGCGGTCGAGAACGGCTTGTATGAGCGCGTGTGCCTGATGCAGGGCAGCGAGCCGACGGCGGAAGGCAAACAGGCGTGGTACGGCAAAATCCGCGCCGCCTACGGGCCGAGGGTGGCGCAGATGCGCGAGGAGCTCGATGCCATCCCGCGTGACGGCACCGGCGTATGCGTGCCGGGAGTGTGGGTGGAAGAGGCGATGCAGCCGGAACGGCCCGTGCTTCGGCTGCTGCTGTCGGATGATTTTGTGCAGCAATCGGTACGGCGGCGAGAGGGTTATGTCGAGGAATGGGTGCGCCTGCACCTTCATGCCGAACTGGCGAAGCTGGATAAAAGCCAGCGCCATTACCTCGGAATGGACTACGCCCGGCACCGGGACTTTTCCATCATTTGCCCGGTTTCCATCACCCAGAGCCGGGTGCGCGCCGTGCCGTTTGTTGTGGAGATGCAGCGGGTCCCGGCGCGGCAACAGCAGCAGGTCTTGAACGCGGTCATCCGCGCCTTGCCCAAATTCGGCGGCGCGGCGCTGGATGCCAGCGGCAACGGGGAAACCCTGGCCGAAGACACGGCGGACACGTTCGGGCGCTCGCGCATTCACCAAGTCAAATTATCCCGCACCTGGTACGGCGCATGGATGCCGAAATTGGTGCAGTTGTTTGAAGACGGCCAGATCACCATCCCGCGCGATGACAACCTCGCCCAGGACATCCGCGCGATTGAACTCGTGGACGGCATCCCGATGGTGGCCAAGGCGCGCAGGCAGGACATGAAAGAACCCGAGTTATACCGCCACGGCGATTTTGCCGGTGCGTTGGTGCTGGCGAACTACGCCGTGCTGGCGGTGGCGGGTGATATCCCGCGCATCGTCAGCCGCCCGCGCCGGGAGCGCATTGACTTGTTGCGGGGGTACGCATGAAGAATCTATTGCAAAAGCTGTTCAAACCGGGCGATAAAAAAGCCGCCGCCCGCCCGCAGATTGCCACCCGCGCCCGGATGGGCATGGGCAGCCTGTTGGCAAACCTGCCAAACCCGGACCCGATTCTGAAGGCGGCGGGCAAGGATGTATCCAGCTACCGGGATTTATTGGCCTTGCCGCGCATTGGTGGCAACGTGCGGCGGCGCAAGGCGGCGGTGCTCGGTTTGCAGCGGGCGCTGGTACAGGGAGATGCCAGCGATCAGGTGTACGCCTTTATCGAGGATTGGCTGGCGGATATTGACCTTGATACCCTGCTGCGCGGCTTGCTGGATGCGCCCTTGTACGGCTATCAGCCGGTGGAACTGGTGTGGCGGCCTTTGGAGCGGTATTTGATTCCGGTGGAGGTGCATGCAAAACCGCCGGAGTGGTACAAGTTTGATGCGGACAGCAACTTGCGGTTTATGGCGAAGGATGCCGGGCCGGAAGGCGAGCTGTGCCACGAACCGTTTTACGTGGTCGCGCGCCACGATGCGACCTGGATGAATCCTTACGGCCAGCCGGATCTTGCGATGTGCTATTGGCCGGGAAACTTTCTCAGGAGCGGGGTGAAGTTCTGGGCGCAGTTCGTCGAAAAATACGGCACGCCGTGGGTGGTGGGCAAATACCCGCGCGGCACCGATCAGCGGGAGATGGAAAGCCTCCTCGATGCGCTGGCGCAGATGCAGCAGGATGCCGTTTCTGCGTTCCCGGATGATGACAGCATCGAGATCATCGAGGCCGGGGCCAAGGGCGCGAGCAGCCAGGTATTCAAGGATTTTATCGACCACTGCAAGAGCGATGTGAACATTGCCCTGCTCGGACAGGATCAGACCACAGATAAGGACACCAACCACGCCAGCGCGACGGCGGGCGCGGACGTGGCGGCCAGCATCCGCGATGGCGACAAGGGCGTTGTTCTCTCTGCGCTGAACCGGATCATCGGCATTGTGGTGGAGACCAACTTTGGCGATGTGGCCGCGCCCCGGTATGAGCTATGGGAACAGGAAACGATTGATAAAACCCGCGCCGAGCGGGATCAGATTTTATCCAGTGCCGGACTGCGCTTTACCCCGGCGTACTGGATGCGCACCTACGATCTGGAAGAGGGAGATATCGATACCTCGCCGTTGCCATCGGCCAGCCCGTACCTGCCGCAACCGGCGTTTGCCGAAGCGCCTGCATTCCCGGCCCTGCCCGCCCCGGCGGATATGTCCGACCTGGCTGCACTGGATGCGGCCACACGCACCTTGAAATTGCAATCCGCACCGCTGATTGACGGCTGGATTGATGACGTCAAGGCACTCGTCGAACAAACACCCGGCGATCTGGACACCTTGCAGGATCGCCTGCTGGCGGCTTACGGAAATCTGGACGAAGCCGATCTGGTGGAGGTGATGAGCCGCGCCTTTGACCTGGCCGCGCAGACCGGGCGGCGGGCGGTGGAGGCCCGTATCAGCTCCCCTCTCCCACTTGTGGGAGAGGGGTTGGGGGAGAGGGTGAGTGGCTAA